ACTGCCGCCGGGCAAGGTCCATCCGCACATTCTTGATGTCAAAGGGTTCGCCCACCGGCTGCCCGTCGTAAAGCTCCAGGACGCGCATCCCCTGGTCGATGCCGCGGCGGAACCGGATCCGGAAACTGTATGCGTTGATAGACGCGCCAATGTTTTCCTGATTGCGGGTGATGGCCCCCATACCGGTCTGACCGCGAGGATCTGCCGGTACTGTTGCAACTTCCACCCAGGATCCATTCGGCTGCCCCGCGTTGTCTTGCCCATCTTCCCGCCTTTCGATCCGAACCCAAGTGCGCAGCGTCCCAGCCCTCATGGCATCATCTCCCGCCTGTCAGCGCGCAGGAGTTCCGGCACCCCTTGGGGAAGCCGAGCGGCGCTTGCACCGACAACCACCTCTTCGCGGTTGGCGTACAGGTTGCCGAGCGTCAGCCGCACCGCGGCCCTGACACGAGGTGTTGCCACAATGCCGAACAGCACGCGCTGAAAGCCGATCTGCGCTTCCTTCAGCCTCTCCGTCGCAAGTGCAATTGCCATTTGGCGCGCAGCCGCGTTGCTAAGTTCAGCCGCGGCGGTCAGGGCTGCCTCATGTGCGTCTTGCGCATCTCCAGCAGCCTGCGGCAGCGCGTCCTGCGCGGCGATGAGGTCAGATTGAGCCGAGAAGAACGCCCGGTTGAGATGGCCTGCCACTGCGCTTTCGGCAGCGGCGAGCAAGTCGGCCAGCAATGGCGCGTCCGCCGGATCGGCGTTGCAATGAGCAATGCACTCTTCAGGCGTCAACAGCGGCATGATCAGTCCTTCTGGCCTTCAGCCAGGGCTGCACGGAGCTTGTCGATGCCCCAGCGTCTGTCATACTTAATCTGCGCGGCGTCCAGTTGCGCCATCAAGTCTTTCTTCTCGTCCGAATCCTCCGCGCTCGCTTCCAGCGCCCCCAAATCGCGCGCTCCGGCTTCGAGCTCGGGAGGGCATTCCTGACCGGCCGCAAATTCAACCGGGTAGATAGCGCCCTTCGGAACACCCCGAAACGCCTTGGTCAGCTTCGCCATATCACTCTCCTGAAATAAGGAAAGACGCCGGCCGGCGCCTTCCCACGATGTTTACGCCGCAGCGATCGTCATCGCGCGCATCGGCTCGGGGTTATGCACTCCGCCCCCAACGCGCTTGGTCGTATAGAACAGCACGAAGGGCTTGTTCGTGTACGGGTCCCGCAGCACTCGCACGCCCACACGATCGAAGATGGTGTAGGTGCGCTTGAAGTCGCCGAACAGCACCGGCGTGGCGCCCGCCACCGCGTCCGGCATGTCCGGCACTTCGGTCAGCGGGAAACCGCCCACAGTGGCCGGCTGACCCGCGACGAAGGACGGTTGCCACAGGTAGTTGCCTTGACCATCCTTCAGCTTGCGGACCTGGCCCTGGGTTTTGCGGTTCATGGCGAAGCGCGCGTTCCCCGTGAATGCCGAGGGCAGGTCGTAGATGAGATCAATGATGCCGTCCGACGTGATGGCTGCAGCCGCGCCGCTGTTCACCACCTTGATCGCGCCGAACGGATGCTTGGCCGCGTTGGCGCCGCCTTCGACATAGGTCAGGATCCCGAAGGGCTTGTTGGTGCCGTTGCCCGAAACGAAAGCCAGGCCCTCCTGCTTGGAAAACTCGGTTTCCACTTCACCTGCGAGCCAGCTTTCCAGATTGATCGCCGAATCGTCGAGCAGTTGCTGCGTCGCGGCGGGGTTGGCGTAGATTTCGCCCCAACCGAAGCCGAGCGAAGCGAAACCAGCCGTGTTGGTCTGCGGACGCGCCGCAGTCTCACCCACCCAGCCAGATGCCGTACCGCCCATGTTGTAGAGCTTGGTCAGGCCGGCGCCGGATACCGGTTGTACGGTCGCCAGTTGCCGCATGGGCGAAACCAGCACCAGCTTGTCGGTAATGGTGCGATCCCACTCCACTGGCGCGAGATAGCCGCCTTCTTCTGCGGCCCCCTTGTTCAGCGCGGCCTGCACGTCGCCCTTCTTGAAGTGCGCGTTGAAGGCGTCGCTGTACTCGGAGTCCTTCAGGCGTTGGCCGGTGCCGTCGCCCATCTGCGCCGACGCGATCTTCATGTTGGCGTCGTCGATGGCGGATTGAAGCCGGGAGATGTCCGCGTTGATCTTCTCGACTTTGAAGGCCTGAAGCGCATCATGCGTGCCCTTCTTAACCTCATCCAGCTGCTTGGAGTGTTCGTCCTTGAACGTGGCGAAGGCTTGGTTCAGCTGTTCGATGAGGGCCTTCACCTCACCTGGGCTGCCGGCGTCGGCGCGTACGGAAACCAGCCCGCGGGGGACGCGGGCATTCGATTGTTGCTTCATGTTTAACCTCGCAGGGTTGTAAGTGTGGTTTGCAGCAGGGCTGCTACGTCGTCACCAGCGCACGGCGTGGTGGTTGTGGCAGCGCTCGGCTTGCCGGAAAAAAGTGCTTTGAAGGTGTCGCGGCGAGAGGAGCGGCTATATCCGGCGCGAGCCATAGCCGCTTCCACCTGGGCCAGGGCCCGACGTTCCCCGCTCGATTGCGGCTGCTCGGTGACTGCGGAGCCGTCCAGCAGGCCGGTGGCGAAGCCATCCTCGACCGCCTGATCTGCGCCGATCCAGGTTTCCTTATCCATGAGGGCTGCGGCCTGTTTCGGCGTCAAGCCAGTTCGAGCTGCATAAACCAGTGCCATCGCTTCATCGAACGGCTCCAGCTTCGCGGCTGCGTCTATCAGGTCGTGTCGGTTCCCTATGGCAACAGCCCAGGCGTTGTGGATCATCAGGAACGATCCCTGTCCCATCAAGATCTCATCGCCCGCCATCGCAATCACGGACGCTGCCGACGCCGCCAGTCCCAATACCTTGATGGTCACCTTGGCCTTGTGATCGCGCAGCGCGTTGTAGATCGCCACTCCTTCAAAGAAATTGCCGCCGGGTGAGTTGACGTTCACCGTCACGTCGCGGGCGCCAACGGAACGCAGCGCGGCCTGAATACGCTTGACCGTTACGCCGCTACCATCCCAGGTTTCCCCGATGGCGTCGTAGATGGAAATGGTGGCGTCTTCGTCCGCGCCAACGGCGCGCACTTGGGGCGCCCACCGCTCCAGCGCGTCCGGGCGCAGATCGAAGTCGGCGGCACCCAGACGGGCGTCCGCCTTGATCTCAGGCAGTTGCAGCAGGCTCATTGGATTTTCCTTTCTGGGTAATGGGATCGCGTAGCTTGTTTGCCTGCGGGTCATCGCTCGCGGGTAGGTCTGACAAGTCGCGGATCTCGTTCTGCCACATCCACGGGGCATGACCGCCGGCACCGGACGCTTTGGCGAAGTAGTCCGCCTGGTCCTTCAGCGTGCCGCGCATCAGAGCCCGCTCGTTGAACTTGTAGGCCAGCTGGTCCAATTCTTCGTCAGTCAGAAAGGTGCGCATCGCCGCCTGTTCCCACGCCGTGAACCAGAACTGCAGCCCGTACTGCACGAAGAAGATTCCCAACTGCTCGATGCCCGACCCCCAACTGGTGTCGTCCATCATCAAGAGGGGCCGCGGCACGCCGAAGGCGCGCGCTACCTCTTCAATCTGGGCGTTGCGGTTCTCGATGTGCTGCGCTTCGGCTGCGGTCACCTTGAACTTGTTTGCCTTGGCGCCCTCCTCCAACAACATCCAGCGCTCAGCGTTCTCCGCACCCGCGAAATCCGTGTCCAGGGAATTGCGCATCCGCCCGTAGGCCGTATCCGAGAGCGCCTTGGGCACCTCCACGGCGCCGCCCGCCAGGTTGCCCGTCCGAAATACGCGACCAGCGGCGCGCTCTGCGTCACGCGCCAGTGAGATGGCATCCCGGGCGAGCTTCATGCGGCCCAGCCCTTCCACCCCATCAATGGTGATGTCCCGCAGGTGGAACACCTCTTTCTGGGACAGCTTTACCTGCTGGCCATCTGGCCGGGTGTACGTGTAACGCATCTCCCAGCCCACCAGCTCGGCTTTGACGGATCCCAGCGCCATCGGCACCAATGCGATGGGCCTACCTGCCGACCAAATTACCCGCGCGTAGGCGTTGCCTTGCTGCAAGACATGCAGCTGCATCATGCTCTTGAACTCGAAGGGTGTTTGCCACCCGTTCGGCTTGAGCTTCATCAGCCGATAGCCCGGGTGGTCTTTCGCTGGTGCCTTGGATGGGTCGTTTCGAATCAGGTTGAGCGGCAGCATGCCAAGCGAAGTGACGATCAGCGACACGCACCGCAGTGCGGCCATGTTCCGTAGCGACTCCACTCGGCGGTTGTAGTCGCCGCTGCGGATGTATTCCAGCAGCGCTGGATCATCCAAGCCTCGGAACGCCTGCCCCCTGGGCTGCACCGACGCCTGCGCGCTTTCTAGCGCAATGGTTGGCTCAAGCCGCAGGCCGGCTTCAGGCGCCGACTCGTCCGCCGAGCCGCCCAGAAAGCGGTCCAGTAATTTCATGAGTTCTCTCAGATAAATCGAATCCCGCGGGATTCGTATACCGACCGGCCAGAGGCCTCGGGGTTGAGCGACAACAGGAAAACAGCGTCAAAGAGCGCCATGAGCGGGTCGATTTTTGCCGTACCCGATACCTGCTTGTTGATGGCGATCGCGTTTCCCTGCTGTACTGTCTTTGCATTGCCGACACACCAGGCCATCAGCGGACGCGCCCCGTGCAGCATCTCCTGCCCAGCAATCTTGCGCTCTGTGGTCTTGATCGCGCCATTCAAGCGCCATCCCTGCGAAATGGCGGTGATTTCTTCAAGGGTGAAGTTCCGCCCCGGACTGGTGAGCTCGTCAACAATGTCTCCGATACCCGATCCATCCACGCCGATGCACAGCTTCTCCGGCAACAGCCCGCGATCACGCACTTGACAGACAATGTCAGCCACTTCGGCCACGTCATCGCCGGGCCGATCCACGATCCTCAGGTCGCCCTGCTTATCGAAGTCCAGCAAAGCAGGGGCAATTTCTGCCCTACGCTCCAAAACAATCTTGTGCGCCCAGGCGCGCCCCCAGTGCAACCAGCGGCGCGTTTCAACTTCCCGCCCCATCAGGGCTAGCCCAAGCAAGTCATCCAAGCCGCCCCCGTCGATGCCGACCACGACCACTTCGCAGCGGTCGAGAAACTCATCCAGGTCTGCCAAGGCTGGATCACCTTGAGCCAGCCAGAAGTCGGCGCCCGCCCAGCGGTCTGATCGCAAGTTCAGCCCGATCTGCACATTTAGGTGCTTAGCCAGAAACTTCTGGCTGGACCCGTCGGTTTTCCCGAGGTTCTTCTTGAGTTCGTCTTGCAACCACTCCGCGCTGACAGAGCGGCCAAGGTTCGGGTTGGTGATGTAGAAGTTCTCCGGTAGCTGGTAGGCCTTCGCCTTTACCATTTCGTCCGGGAACTCGTATAGAACCCCCAGCGTCTTCCGATCCTCGATTTTCCCGTCGCGGACATCGCGCCAGTAGTCGAGTTTCTCCTTGAACACGCCTGCCGGCGGATCATCGCTCTGTGTGGTCAGGTAGATCACCCATCCCTCATCGCGGGAGACCTGGCCGCCCAACGCCTCCATAAACATTGCCGCGGCATTCGCTCGCTTGCCGAATACCCATAGCTCGTCCACCAGCACGCGGCCGGACTTCTTGCCAGATACTGTGTCGGTGTCAGCGGCAACGACCTTCAGGCTATTGCGCGTCACGCGATGGGTAATGGTTCGGATGTGTTCCTGGATGTGGAACATGTCCGACAGCTCTTCATCCGCGCGAATCATGCTCGCTGCGGGCTTAAAGCTGTTGTCGGCGACCTCTTTTGTCGGGGCCAGGATCAGGTGTTCCTCTTCCTCTCGCCAGCACATGACAAGAGCCGTCAGCATGATTCCGGCCGCAATGGTGGACTTCGTATTCTTTTTGCTGATAAGCAGCCCGTACTCGCGGATCAACTGCTTCCCCGTTGCCGCCTCATAGCCGCCGAAGATGGCGCGCACAAAGGCAAACACCCATTCTTCGCTGCACTCGCCAAAAGTGGGTTTCCCGGGTAGGTCGACAACGCGCAACTGCTTAAAGATGTTCAACGCGTATTCGGCCTGGTCTGCAAAGATCGGCGCCGGAATGATCGAACGGCGCGCGCGCAAGCGTGCTGCCCAATCTGGGCATGCAGTTGTCCAGGACATGGCTTAAACCTTCCCCACGACGCGCAGATGGGTGGGCGGTGGCGGCGGTGCAAATCGTCCACCGCTTGCCGCCTTGTCTGCTGCTTGTTTCTTCGCGTCCTTTTTCCCTTGTTCCCCCATCTTTCCATGTACGTAGGGGACCCACGCCTTTGCGGCCTCCACGCGCAGCTTCATGTCCTGCGCGGGATCGTTTGCGACTGCCTTGAGGAACTCCAGGGGATCGGAGTACAGCTTGCCCAGATCCGGGAGCGAAACCTCCTTCCCAGCGGCTGCGGCCGCTTCCTTCATTTTGTTAACCTGGTTAACACGGCCCAGGGCTTCCTGGACGTCCTTGTCTTTCATCAGCCGGGACGCTGCAACGGCCGCCCCTTTTTCGCTGTAGCCCGCATGGATAGCGGCTTTAGCACCGGACAGGCCCGACTGCAACGCCTGCACAAAGCGGCGCTTTTTGTCGGTTAATGCCATTAACAATCTCGGTTAACAAATCCGGTTAAGGGAAAATTTTCTGCGCATGAGGGAACAGGTGGTTTCCAGGGTCGATATCCCCCAGACTTTCGACCCGCCCCCCCCTGCCTGCCGCCCGACCAGTGGCCGCGGCCCCTCTGCCGATGCCCCAGGGAGCCGCGCAGAGGCCCTACAGGACGCGACGATTGACCGGGCGGGCCTCGGCGCCGGCCTCGATGCTGAGGCGCCCTACGGCTTCCTACTGGCGCGGACGGATAGGCCGCGCCTGATCCACCGTTCCACCTTGGTCGTGTCAGGCGTTGCGCCCGTCAGGCGCGCCGCGATGACGACGCCGACCAAGTACCAGCGGACCCACCACGCGACGCGAAGGGAAAGCTTGACCGCGATCTGTGCCATTACGTGCGGTTCCTGTATCCCATGTCCTGCCGCGTCTTGGCGTCATGGCATCCAACCTTGCGACCATGCGCATCGCGCGAGACGCAGAGCACCTGCGAGTTCTCGTCGGTGTCGGCTCCCCCATCGTTCAGGCTGACTTTGTGGTCCAGTTCGAAGCCATCGGGGTACGCGGTCACTGCGCCGCAGTGGGCGCAATGCGGATCGGCAGACCAGACACGCAACCGGCGGTCTTGCAGCTTCCGGCCCGTCATGCGCTTGGCGCTGGGCGTCGGCGCAGTGGTCAACCTGGAACCGGCCATTGCAAGGCGCGGCTTGAGTGTCGTGAGCTTCATGCCGATTCTCTCTGTGATCTTGCCGGGTGCTATCCACTGCACACCGCCCGGCGGCGATGCTCAACCACCCGCGCGCCATGCCCAGCGCGCGGACCCTTGATAGCGAAAGGGGGAGTAGTACGATATGGACCCGCGACTAACGGTTGAACGCCGCGCGGCCCGTGCATTCAATGCCACGGGCCATTTATTAGGTGACCTGAAGAAGGAGATCACCGCAATGCGTATCCTGATCGTAGACGACGCCACCGTATCTGCTGAGCTGACCGCCGAATGTTTGATGATGGAACCGGGTGTTTCGGTCCAGATTGCAGGCGACGGTGCAACGGCACTACGCACCATGGCCGAGTTCCAGCCCGACGCCGTTCTGCTCGATGTTGATCTGCCCGACGCGTCGGGTCTCGACCTTGCACCGCAGCTCAAGACAATGAACGAGGGCCGCGCCCCACGGATCATCATTTTCAGCGGCAGCGTCCGACAATCGCCCGGGTTTCTACCGGACGGTGTTGATGCTTGGCTCACAAAGCCTGCACACCTTGACGCGCTGTTGGACTGCATCTTTCGACCCGATGCAAAAAAAAGGGGCTTGACGGATAGGACATAATGCCCTAATATTCAGTTCAAGGCCGGCGCACACCGCGCAAGGTCACCTACCGGAGAACTCCGATGAACCAGCAAGAACAAGCCACCGTCCAAGCCGCAATCGCGATCCTGGACAAGCACCTCAAGCAGCCGGGCGTTGCAGCCAACAGCCCCGAAGCCATCAAGCAACTGCTGCGACTGGTGCTGGAAACCGAAGAGCGCGAAGTCTTCTTCGTTCTCTTCATGGACTCCCGGCTCCGCCTGCTGTCCGCCGAACCCCTCTTCTACGGCACGATTGACCAAGCCCCGGTGTTTCCTCGCGAAGTCGCCCGGCGCGCACTGATGTTGAACGCTGCCGCCCTGGTAATCGCGCACAACCACCCGTCGGGCAATGCCACCCCGTCTGAAGCCGACAAGCGCATCACCAAGACCCTGCGCATCGCGCTGGAACTCTTCGATGTTCGCCTGCTTGACCACTTTGTGGTCGGGTCCGGCAAGATGACCTCGTTTGCAGAAGCTGGCCTGATGAACTAACAAGGAGAGGCCCGGGAAACCGGGCCTATTGATCTATGGAAACTCGCGTACCCTATGGCGCCCCCGCGATCCGTCCAGAGTGCCTGCGACCGTTTGCCGATGGATGGAAGCAGCCCGAGGCGGGCGAAGTGCGCGCCGTGCTGTCTATGGCCGGCCTGACCGGCGGCGAAGCGGCAAAGCTCCTGGGCATCTCGGACGGCCGGACGATTCGGCGCTGGACTGGCGGCGATTCGCCTATCCCGTTCGCGGCTTGGGCAATCCTGTGTAATGTGGCCGGGCTCGGGTTGATCTGGGCCAAGCCCGAGCAGTAGAGGTCCCGCTATCACCTAACGAAAGGAGTGCCACACATGAGCAAAGACAAGCGCCTGGATATGGACGCAGCGCGGAAACTGGACTTGACGCTGGCCACCGGCAAAGTCGAGTGCCAGGTTTCCAATCGTTGGCTTCAGTTCCCAAGCGAAGCTCCGCTGTTTTCTGATGGTGCGTACGTGTTCGTGAACGTCATGACCGAATCGGAAGGCGGGACCGAGCGGAAGCTGTGCGAGCTCATCCTCCGCAAGCACGAACTCGAGCATGTTCTTTCGCGGGTGCAGGTACGCCCCCGCGGGGACTAATGCAGGCCGGCTGCTTAGCTGGTCGCCAAAGGCACCGCCGGTACGTCAAAGACCGAGTTCGGAGGCAGCTTTTCCGCGTACATCCGCGTATCCGCCCCCGCCGTGATCGCCGCGTCGCACTGCACGCAGTAGGTATCGGCGCCCTTGCGCACGATCTGCGTGAAGTTGCGAAAGTAGCCTTGGCAGCGGTCGCACTGCATTTCCAGACACATAGCGATCTCCAAAGAGGAAAGCCCCGACCGGTGTTCCGTGCCGGGGTTTTTTATTGTGTGGCGGGCAATGCAGGATTCGAACCTGCGGGGCGTCGTCGCCCTACGGGTTAGCAACCCGCTGCTTTCGGCCTCTCAGCCAATTGCCCTGAAATGGAGCGGACAGAGGGAATCGAACCCTCGCTGCGCGGCTTGGGAGGCCGGCGGCTCACCATGAGCATGTCCGCGAAAACAAAAACGCCCTGGCCAGAATTCGGACCAGGGCGTGACGACCACGGGGTCGCTTCTAGAGCATCTTCTCGCAAGCCTGGGCGCATTCGCGGCAGGTTCTCGCGCACGCTTCCATTCCTTCAATCTGCTCACAGCTAGCCGCGCAGTCATTACACATCGAAGCGCAGGCCTGGCAAACATACTGGTGATTTGCCGCACCAACTAGCATCGTGTGTGCTGACGTACGGCATACTTCCGCACACGCCAGCATGAGCCGAAAATGGCTAGGTTCAACGTGCTTACCCCCCGCCTCCAGACAATGTCCCATTGCTTCCTGAAGGCACGTTCGGTAGCACGCGAGGCAGGCATCGATACACCCTGTCATGTCTGCATTCATGGCGTTCATAGGAGTTCCTCCTTGTGTTGGCCCGAAGTGGGCAACACAAGGGCAGCAAACAGCATTCCTGACACAAAGGAATTCCCCAAACAAACCCAGAAACGCGAAAACCCGCCTGCTTTCGCGTGGCGGGTTTCGTGGGCGGACTTCTGAGGAAATCCGTTATCGCTGATTATGGCGGCGAATCTCCGCACAGTCAACGGTCAGGGGATAAAACCTCCGTCTCGCAGCAGCTTTTCGGCGGCGGCGTGCGCGGCCTGCTCGACGCCGTAGATTGGTTCCGCGCCCTTCTTCTCGCGCGTACCGCGCAGCCAATCGTTCGCCCTGGCGCTAGCCCGCTCCACGCTGCGCACCTTGCACGCATACTCATCGGCCAAGGATTGCAGGGTCCGAACGGTACCGCTGTCGTAGTAACGGCGCACAAGGGCATACAGCAGCTCGCTATGCGCCGTGCGCATCGACAGGTGCGCGCCCAGCGCCGCCGCGATCTTGTACAGCGCAGCCACCCAGCCCGGGTGATCGGCCTCGCTGTGGCAATGCTTGCAGCTTGCCACGCGCTGACCGTAGCGGGCGTGCAGCACAGCCACGTGCAGCGGGTCCAGGTTCCGTTCGAGGAATTGCCGAACCTTGCCGATCTCCGCGCATCCGTCCGCGCCGGAGAGCGGGCCAGGCTCACCCAGGCGCATGTCAGCCGCGCGGGCCATCGCAGGACGGTTCAACGTGTGCCGCTCATCGCTGAACGCGTAAGCCAGGGCGACGGCCAGGCGGGCAAAAGGCGTATTGCGTTCGCTCATGCTTCCTCCGGCATCACGTAGACCGGATAGACCGGCGCCGGCTCGTTGCTGCCGCCAGCGATGCGCAGCCACGTGTTGAGCTGGTCCAGCGCCTCCGCATCGTGGCGCGGGTGTGCCGCCCAGAAAAGCATCCACTGGCCCCGCTCCGTTTCACTGAGCGTCATCAGGTGCTTGGCCAGGAGGCGGTCCAGGGTGGCGCGGTCAGCGAGCGCCACGCCCCCGCGGCAGCGCCAGCAGCGGCACGGCGCGTATGCCATGCCGGGATCCGCATTCGAATCCGCCGACTGATGAACGCGGCTGACGGATGCGGCGGCGGGGTTCTGAAACGGGATTTCCAGCCAGGTGTCGGGGTTGTTGTGATCGAGCATGATCAGTCCTCAAACGATTCCAGGGTTGTAGGGAGGGACGCGCAGCAGGCGCGCCACAAGCTCAACCGCAGAGCCGTCGCGGACGGTGCTCTCGGTAAAGCGCAACACCTTCCAGCCCGCAAGGGTGGCGGCGTTGTACTTCTCGCAATCAGCGACGAATCCGGACCCACGGGTGTGACGCCCGTTCGTCCATACGCCGCCTTCAATCTCGACCGCGATCTTTTGATCCGGCCAAGCAAAATCGAAGCGCCAGAGGCGCGGGGGCGCGAAACGGTACTCCCGCTGCGGCTCCAACACCTTTAAGGCGCGTGCATCGCGCGCGAAGCGCTCCTCAAGCGCGCTCGGGGCCTTGGGGGCGCGCTTCGCCGTCTTAGGCTTGGTTTCCGTGACTGACGGCCACCGCTTAACGCGAAGTACCATCAAGCTGCTCCCCGGTTTTGCAGGGAATAAATGGGTGGCCGCGTGAAGTGCGCGTAGTCGCGGTATTGACCGGTCACGCGGTCGTAATGGAGTTCAACCATCCCCACCCGGCCTACGAACTTCTTGCGGATTTTCTGAATGTGGATCTCCACCGGCTTATGCTCGTCCTTGACGTGCCGGTACACGGTGATGCAGTTGTCCGCCTTGTTGCGCCAATGCGCCGAGCCGGACACGTCGTAGGGTGTCGGGATGGGGTAGTCGCCCGAGTCTTTGTCCTTGTAGAGCTTGGCCGGATGCGCCACGACCCAGGCATGAACTCCATGTGCCCAGCAGAACTTCCGGATCTTGGACAAGGCCAGGGAGATGTAATCGGTCTCGGTCTGACCAGGCGCCCGGCCATGCTCAATCTCGTTCCATGGATCCATGATCAGCCCGCGGATGCCCTTGCGAGTCACCAGTCGGCTAGCCTGTTCAAGAAGGGCGTCCAGACTGGGGGACTCGGGCATCATGAAAGTGAAGTGGTCCGCCAGGAAATCCATTGCGCTGTCCAACTCAGCCACGTCCATCCGCTCGCTCGGGCCAGCGGAAAACGGCTTGCCGATGAACTTTTCCATCAGCTTTTCGCTGTGATAGTCGGCAGGAAAGTTCTCGGGCGAGAACACACCGAAGTTCCAGCCGTGCTGCTGCGCAAGGTGAACAGCCAGGGCATCCAGCCATTCGGATTTGCCGTGGCCAGGGATACCTGTCACCAGGGTCCACTCCCCTTCCAGCACCGTGTAGTACCCGTCCATGCCGGGCCAGCCGGTGGAGACCCCGCGTCGAACCTCGCCCTCGTAGCGCCGGAGGATCTCGGAGCGGAAGTCCGTGACCGAATACGTGCCCTCGATCGGCACCGGTTGCGCGTCTTCGATGCACTTTTGCAAGGCGTCTGGGCCAAGCTTTATCAGTACGTCATTGGCGTCTTTGCAGCCGTCCGGCCAGGTCACGATCAAGCACTTGTCACGGCCAAGGCGGCGGATCAGTTCCTCTTGCAGGCGACGGCCCGGGGCATCGTCATCGACGGCGATGATGTGCTCGCGGACGTTGGCCAAGTGCTCGCAGTCCAGGAAATCGAATTTGCTGTCGTAGTTCTTCGTGTCCGGCGTGGGGGCACCATCGGGTACCGAGACGCAGTTCTTGAAGCCGCCCTCTTCCACCGACAGCTTGTCCATTTCCCCTTCGACCCAGATCAAAACCGCATCCACGTCGTTCAAGCCGTACAGCACACGCTTCGCTCCCGACGCCAACCGGAACAGCTTGTCGCCGGTGCGGTATTTGACGTTGATCACCTCATCGCCGTCCAGGTACGGGAACATGACGCAGGTCCGCTCCTCCTCGACCTGGGGGAAATACTGCTGGCCGTAGCCGATGCAGTTGCGCAGGAGCGTGGCCTGGCTGATGCCGCGGCCCGCGAAGTAGTCCACGACAGTCTGCGGCAGATCGGTGCGGTTCAGCACGTAGTCGGGCTTGCGGTAGATCTTCGGCGCCTCGGGCCGGCGCTCTTCGCCGTGGCCCAGCGATCCGCCCCAGCCGCAGTGGTGGCAGTTCCACAAGCCCTTCTCGGTGTTGACCGACAGGCAGGGATAGTTCTTTTTTCGCCGCGACGGCGAGCACCGCGGGCAAGTGGTTTTAACCTCCACGCCGGTGCGCCCGCGCAAATCGATCCCAAAGTCGTTGAAGGCCTTCACAGGACAGGCTCCGGGTTGCCGCTGACGTCGAAGAAGCGGTTGCCCACGCGGTATCGCCCCCCGTCGACCTGGGTGATGCTGGCACCAGGGAACCGCGTCTGGAGGGTTGCCATCACGGACGCTCGGTCGCCCGCCCCCGGTGAATCCTGGCCCCTATCGTTCGCGATAAAGCGGTCGATCTGGTCGGCAGACCGCAGGATCACATCGATCCCGTTGTACTTCTCCCGCCTGTCGTTCTGGCCCATGTTGTGCGGGGTCTTGCTGCAACCACGGATGGCCCGCCGCAGATCCTCGGGGCTGTGGCCGTTTTTCAACGCGGTCTTGATCGCCTTGCGCCGCTTGTCGTCCAGCACGGAGCGGGGCGATTGCATGACCTCCTGCCAGTAGGCGAAAACCTCCTGCACGGCGTCTGGCTTCGGTGTCGCCGTTGATTCCGGGGCATCGACCGGCGCCCCCGGGTCGGCATCAGCCGACAAAGGGGTTTGATCTTTTGGAGACGGAGACGGAGACGGAGACGGAGACGGGGCAGTGCTAGATTCTGCTAGTGGCAAGCTACTAGCACTTTCTGGCACTGCTACTCGTGTGCTACTAGCACCTTCTAGCACTGCGTCAGCCGTGCTAACAGCCTGCCCTTGGCACTCGGCCGCATGCTCACTGACTGCTCCCCCGATGCGTTCGGCATACTCGGGCATACGCCTAGCAGCTTCTGCGCGGCCGTACTTCTTGCACAGGGCTGCCCAGCGCGCCTTCTCGCTACGGGCCTCGGATCCTGCTACCCACGGGTTGTGCTCTTCCCAGTCATGGATGGTCCGGCAGAACTCCTCTCCATCGAGAAAACCAACGTCGCACAGCGTAGCGACGAATTCGCCTTCGCCGCCGGCCCAGTCAACGGCCAGTTCGATGTCTTCGTCCGACAGTCCGCTGAGATTGCCGTCCGGTTTGTGGGAAGCGCACCAGAGGAACAGGCAGACCAGGCGCCAGGCGCCGTCACCGCCGAGCCGGCGGACCAACTTCTTGGTCTTAGGGTGCGTGGCCAAGCCCACTGATAGGCGTGCGTCTGTAGTTGCCATAGGGGCCGTCCTTAGCTCCCTTGGGGCAAATCGAAGTACGACAATGGCACGATGAAGAGCGTGGCGGGGTCATACAGTTCGTACGCCCAGCCTCGCGCCTTTAACCACGCGACAAAGGCATGGTGAACGTGGCCATCGTAGTAATCCGGGTCCGCACACTCCAAGGTCCACAGGATCGGTTGCCCGTCCGGCATCGCCATCTCGTCCGCCCCCGTCCAGATCCCCTCGGCATCTTTCCACTGCCCGCCGAACTCCTGCAGCGGGCGCATCCAGAGGCCCGGAAACGTCGCTGCGAGGTCCGCCCGCATAGCGTGATAGGTCAAAGCTTGCATTGCATCTACCTCCATCACTCCACTTGAAGGCACAGCGCCGGGCCGGGTGGAGGAGTCCGGCTTTCGGGAGCTACCCGGGCGCGTGCACACCATTGCCCGCCTACGGCCTGAACCGATGGCGGCGTTGAAAGACGGCCCGCGCGCGTTCTTCGCGCTCCAGGCCCTGATCGAAATCGGCAATCCACTTGCGCATACCGCGGCGGCGCCACAGCCACCACACGCCGACGCAGCATCCAGTCATCAACATCAGCAGCCACGTGAGCGCGGCGATCAGGATCAGGATCGAAACGGCAGTGTTCATATCGTGGGCGGCCAGTTGCCCAGCGCGAGCACCGCCAGCACAAGGGCAAGGATGAGGAAGTCGAAGGCAGCCATGTCAGCAGTCCACCGGGCCAATGGGAATGGCGTCGGGCGCCGGCGCGGTCGTGGTGTCACCCGGGATATGTTGCGCAGAGGTCGAATAGGAAAGGCGAACGCCGCGCAGCAAGTGCCCGCGCGTCGCGGCAAACGTCTCCGGCGACATGCCTGCCTCTTGGGCTCGGTCAATTAGGGTGGTGCCGGCGTTAGGCATGCATCACCTCGCGGGCACGATAAGACCCGAGCACCAGCGGCCCGAGGTCGAGTTTGGATTGGGAAGGGTGGCCGGTGATGGCGATGCGGTTGAATTCGAGCTGGCGCCATTGCGCCCCTGAATCCGTACCGGCCAGGATTGCACCGCCGAAGCCGCCGGCCTGGGCGATGTGTCCCAACAGCATCGCCTTGAACGACTCGACGCCGGCGAAGTGCGCCAGCGCGCGGTAGATCACTGGAAACGACAGACCATGCTTGACCATGATCTGGATCGCCAGCAGGTACAGCGGCTCGCGGTCGGCGACCGTGCTTAGGGCGTTAGGATCGGGCTGGGCGGCCCCGCCGCGTACGATGGCGTCGATCTTCAGGTCACACCACACGGCGAAGTCATCCGACAGCCAGCGAGCAAATGGCACGGCCAGCTTCGGGTGCAACCACGTGCCGGCCTGGCCGCGCACCTTGGATGTGCGGATCAGCTTGATGTCGGGAAATCCGACCTCAAAGCCGAGGGCCTTTCCGAGTGCCGCCATGTAGCTTTTGGTCCCAGGCAGCGCGATCCAGTGCGCGGGCTTCTTGCCGTGCCGTTTTGCCGGGCCGGTGGCGTTGAACCAGCCATCGCCCATAAAGTGAACGGGCTGGCCCTCGTACTGTTCGATGATCAGGGCGTTAGGCATGGGCAGGCTCCGTCTCGGAATGAGCGATGTCAGGCCAAAGGCTTTGCCAGTCGTTCGGATGAAGTCGCACGAACGCGGCGAAGACGCGATCGGCGATCTTAGGTGGCAAGTCGTCGGGCCATTGGCGTACACCTTGGTAGGAGATTCCAAGAGCGGCGGCGGCTTTAGGGATGGTTCCGCCCAATTTTTCGATTGCACGAGCTTTTTTCATGGCCAAATTGAATCATTATTCAGTATGATGTGCAACCATAATTCAACCGCCACAGGCGAAACTTTGAATCATGATTCAGACCTACGCAGACCGCCTCCTCCTCGCCATGAACCAGCGCAATGTCGATGTGACAACGCTGGCCAAAGCGTTGGGCATGAGCTATCAGGGTGTTAAACGCGTCGCGGACGGCAAGTCCAAAGCGTTTACCGCCGCCAACAACGAAGAGGCCGCGCACTTCCTCCGCGTGTCGCCGCGATGGCTCGCAACTGGTCAAGGCGACATGGACGCCGGAGCGGTTCGCGCGCCAGATCCTTGGCCGCTTCCATTTGTGGAAGAGGCAGACGTGCGCGCCCTGCCGCCGGAGCAACTAACCGCGCTGGGGGTGGCCGTTGCCCTGGCCGTCGCGCAGCTCAAGCTCAACATCAAGGTTTCTCCCCAGACGGCGACCGCGCCCCCAGCGGCAACGACGGGACTGCGTGCTCACAAGCCTGGCGCGTTGGTGGACATGGATGCTGCTGATGATCCATTTCCGATGCGTATCCCGGGGCTCCCGCCCGCGCCCTGGGATGCGGAGCGTGCGGCGCCGCGCACCGCCGCGCCCTTGCGAATCAGCACACAGGCGGGCGTTACCGCCAATGCCGGGCCGGGGGAGCCGCACGCGGCTAATGACGAATTCGAGGAAGTGCCCGAGTTGGCAGAGGTACGCTTGGCCGCGGGAGACGGCATCGAGAATCACAGCGAAGACCAGACCGGCATGATCCAGTTCCGTCGCTCGTTTCTCAAGGCAGTGGGTGCGGATAATGGCAAGGCGCGTGTGGTGTACGCGAAGGGGGACAGTATGGAGCCCGTCATCCGCGACGGTGCCGCGCTGCTGGTCGTGCCCAACGAGAACCTCACGCTTCGCGACTTGGCCGCCGGCGGCGTCTATGCCATCAATTACGACGGCAAAATGATTGTGAAGACGGTCGCCAAAGACAAACTTACCGGCCGGTGGGTGGCGCGGTCGTTCAACCCGGCATATCAGGACATCCCGCTGGAGAACGGACACCCCGCTCGCGTGCTGGGCCAAGTCGTTTGGACGGGCGCCCGTCTGCGGGATGATGAGGCCGGACAGTGGGTACGCTCGTGATGCCCCACGACCTCATGCATGAAGTGGATGAGAAGCTGCTCTCGCACCCGAATCAGCATCAAGCATGAAAAAGCCGCCCACAAAAGGGGCGGCTCTCAATAGGCAGAGACGTTCAGGCAATCACAGCCAACATTGCCTGATAGGCGTTAGGCTCGATCTTTTGGTCGTCTCGGTTTATCTCACTCATGACATCGTTGTAGGCAATGGTCCGCAGCGACTCAATTTCAGGTGCATCCGTTTTCCGTGCCTCAGCCAGCAAAGGCAAGATTTGCGCCGCCGTTAGTTCCTGGGCTTTGGTCAAAAGCTCATCGTACTTCTTGATGTCCATTTCATTCGGCACCGCCTTGTCGGCAGGTCGAATGACAATCACCATGGCGCCAAATACGGCGGCCAGCACCGCACCCGCAATAGAAACCCAAGCAGGAAAATTCGTAGCCATAGCCGACATTACGCCGGCACCACCAAGTATTGCCAGAAAGGTTGAGATAGCCTGGATGCGCCGATACAGCCTCGCCGTCCGCTGTGCGAGGCGCTGCGCGTACCGAATTTCTCCAAGAACTTGATCCTTGGTCTTGATAATCGTTTCGCTCATACGTACCTCCTATCGCGACGGTGGCGGGGCTGGCGGCTGCGGCGCTGGTATCGGCCTGGGCGGTACATGCCCCTTCACCGGATAGCTAAAGTAAGACACCCGATCGACTCCAAAGTTTCCATGACTGTCCAAATCATAACCGGCCGAGAAAAGTCATGGGTAGAGCGATCTCAAAGGTGGCCACAGGAGCCTGCCGACGTCAAGGCGCATCTAGATCTTGGGGGTGCTAATGGCTCCTTGCGCCACACCGACCCACTAAGATCCGTGCCACCGCCCAGTGGATTTTTAATGCGCCATCAACCAAACGATTGAATTATGATTGACCTGCAACTTGAATCATGATTCAATGGCTGCATGGTGGAAATACACCGCCAGAAAAGGAAAGCCCCGCACCTGTTAGCGCAGGCCGGGGCTTCAAGAAGTACCGCAGTTAGCGCTGCGGCCCTCGTACCTGGACAGCCTGAGGAGGCCAACATGTCCAAGAAAAATATCCGCCCGCATGGCGCGGAGGGGATCTTTCATCCTCGCACAGTAACAAAATCTTCGTTGACCGTCAATACTTCGTCAACGCTCGCATTTCCCTTCCGCGCTGATGGCTTTCGAGCTGCCGAGCAATGGCACGTGGCGTTCTGCGCTGCAGCCGATGCAGCCCGAGGCTATCTCTTCCCCTCGGGCCTACGCCAAGCATTTGAAGCGCTGCCCCTCCCCGCTCGCTCAGATTTTCTGGATGCGGTCGGCGCATTGCTGGTCAGCTTCGCAGTCATCGGCGCGCCGGCCCCCGGCCGCCAGAACCTTCGTGAAGACGTGGCGTTGGCACTCAAGTCACCAGAAGAACAGGATCGCTGGGCGCAGGCCAACAACCCCGAGGAGGACGCAGCATGAGTTCGCGCACCGATGCAATCCTCCGCATTACTCCCGCCGAATACCGTCAATTCGCTGAGGAAGTGAAAGCCTGCGGCATGGTCCTGCGACTGTTCGAACAGCCTGCACAAATCATCGGTCTCCGCTCCGGCCTCGACGCCAGCGTCATCGATGCAACGTGCGAAGAGGTTACGGGCTCGCTCGTCGAAGCTCCGTCACTCCTTCTTTGCACCCACATTGATGCTGGCCGAGTTCGTCGTGAGGCAAAGGACCGCTACGAATGCGACCTGTCTCAACTGACCGATTCGGAGATGTACCGCTTCTGGCTGTATCACGAGATCGGTCATGGCGCGGATAACTATTGCTCCCTCTCCTTCCAGCTCAGCGAAGCGGCCAACGACGCGGAAAGCGCCAAGGACATTCTGCACCGCATTTGGTGCGCGAATGAGGTCCTGGCGGATCGCTGGGCCTGGGCGCAGGTGTGCGACAGGCCGATGCCGTTGACCGCAAGCGGAAGGCGGTTCCAAGAAGCTATCGCGGCTGAACTGGAGTTCCTCGATGGAGTAACGGGCGGCCGAAAGAACTATGCAAAACGGCCGTTCCCGCACGTCAAACCCGGCCCGTATCACGGCGTGCCCCTTCGAATGCTGGCGCGAGAAGACGCACATCTTTGGATCGGGCCTGACATCGCGCCAGGCGTGAAGGAGCGGGCGCTGCGATTCGAAGAGCGAGCCATGCAAAGCCCCCATCACCATCTGCCGGAACGGCTGGTGAACCGCGTGCAAAGTCGTGCGCCGCTCGATCTGACGCACGTTACGGTATTGGAGGTGGCATGAGCCCGCGCAACAACATCCCCGCCCCCCAGGACCTCGCCGGCGCGGCTTGGGAGATCAAGGCACTCCTCGATGCGCTGGACGAGCTCATGCCGCTCGACAAGGCCGAAGGCGTGGCGCTCCATGCCCTTGCGCAAATCGGTAGCGCCAAGGCCCGCGAGCTGGCCAATCATCTGTCCGTCGTGACGGAGGTGCGTCATGTCTAAGCCCCGCAACCCAACCGAACAACTGGCGGCTGCGGTGCGCGGTCGCGCGCTGTACACCCGCCTGTACGACAAGGCCACGGCTGAACTGTCCGAGTGCAAGGCTGAGGCAGCGGCGATGCGCGAACGCTGCGCAACTCTGGCCAGCGCGCTCGAGATCACCACCAGCATTCTCGAGGCCTCGTCCGATCCCCATCTGAAGGCCAGCGCCGTCGCGGCGCGCAGCCTATTGAACACTGCGGGGCGCGCGCCCGCCGCGGAGGCTCATCAATGAAAGCTCTTGTCATCCCCGCAAGCACAGCCGCCACTATGAGCAGTCGGGAAATTGCTGATCTGGTGGAGGCCCGGCACAACGATGTCGTGTCCACGATCGAGCGCCTGTTCGACAAGGGACTTTTACGATCAAGTCGTAAAACCCGGCGCGAGGCCACGCGCGGCCGGCCGATTGACGTGTATGACCTGGTCGAGCGGGATACGCATCTTGTCGTGGCCGGCTACAGCGATGAGCATCGCGCCCGCGTGATCGATCGTTGGCAAGAGCTGGAAGCGCAGGCGGCGCCAGGCTTTGCCATCCCGACAACGCTTTCCGGCGCCCTGATGCTCGCCGCCGAACAGGCAGCCACCATCGAACGCCAGCAGGCTCAGATCGCCGATGCCGCCCCCAAGGTCGAGTTTGTGGACCGCTATGTGGATGCCACCGGCAATAAAGGCTTCCGCCAGGTCGCAAAGCTGCTCAAGGCGAACGAGGCGCGATTCCGCGAGTTCCTGGAGGCCAAGAACATCATGTACCGCCTGGGCGGGGAATGGACCCCGTACCAGAACCATATCGACGCAGGCCGCTTCGTGGTCAAGACGGGCGTGTCCGAATCGGACCACGCCTACACCCAGCCCAAGTTCACGCCTAAGGGCATCGAGTGGATCGCAGCCCTGTGGGCCGTGCATTGCTTACGTGAAGATGAAGATCGGGAGGCAGCATGAAACAGTCAGACATGAACCACCTGCGCAGGCTGCTCGGATGGATCCGATGCGAGATCGAACAGCCGCCGGCGGAGCAGCAACGGACCATGATCTCCATTGCGGAGAAGCTGGGCGAGTGCGGAATCGATCCCGACGCTAAGGCACGCTTGGTCGAGGGATATCGCCGGGCCGAGGCCGTACCGGTCTATGTCCGAGATGCGGTGAACGCCCTGGAAAAGTTGCTCCCCGCCCCCGGGCGCGGACCTGGTGCTGAAGGACCGCGCGCAACGGCTGAAACCCGCGTCAATATTGGGTTTGACCCTGGTGCTCCTGCCGGGCGCGCGCCACACCGCCCCATGAGCCTGGGCGCAATCTTGGCCGAGTACAACAAGGGATGCGGAAACACTGTCGGCACAGGCTCGGAGCATTGCCCGGAATGTGTCGCCGCTTTCGTCCGTGCCCTTGAGGCCCTGAACGTCCGCCAGGAATGCGTTCCCGTAGGCGATGCACAGGAAGCATTCGTTTCGTGGTGGAACGGTCAGGATGAGGGAAGTATCCGTTTCGACCTTGCGCAATACCCGGATGACCTTAAGTCCACATTCAACAACCTGTGGAACGAGGCATGGCGGGTTGCCCTGGCCGGGCACACGCAGGAGGGCGAGACATGCTAACTTCCCGCCTTTCTCGCAACGCCCTCGCCTAGCTATTCCGCTGGCCGCTCCCAACCGATGGACGAACCGAAGAAACCCCGCCGGCGAAAGAAGGATCCGGACGTTCTGTATTGCTCCTTCTGCAACAAGTCACAGCACGAGATCCGCAAGCTGATCGCGGGGCCGAAGTCCTACATCTGCGACGAGTGCATCGAGATCTGCAACGAGATCATCGTGGAAGAGGACTACCTGAACGCGGAGAGCAAGGGCGCGCTGGCGGCCTACATCGTGGAGCAGCAGGAGGAGGTTGCAGAAATCCAGCGCCGCATTCTCAAGGCCGCCCGAGCGCTTGGCGCGTCGATCGCACCTGGCGGCGGTACGCAGCACTGATCCTGACCTCGTTCGCGCTGACGGGCTGCTCGAAGACGCCTGTGTCTGTGTCGAGTACGGACAACCAGGAGATCCAGGTTGCCGAACTGTTCACGCACAAAGGCGTGACAGTCTTCCGGTTCAACGATGCCGGCCGCCGGGTCTACTTCACCAGCAAAGCCACCGACGTAACGGCGTCGCACGTCGAGTACTGCGGCAAGGGGTGCTCGCGGGCGGTGACCGTCGAGACCAGGGGCGAATGGGCAGTGAATGCGGGGGGTCGGAAATGAGCGCCGATGTCCGTATCGAACCCGTTTACGTAGACCTGGCGACGGCTTCGGCGATCACCACCCTTGCCGAATCCACAATCCAGGCGATGGTGGCGCGCGACGAGTTCCCGCCCCCGCGAGAGCTATCCGGGCGACGCGTCGGATACCTGTACGCCGAAATCTTAGAATGGGCACGTGCTCGGCCCAGGTCTACGATGCTTCCGCCCCGCAATACGGGCGCAAGAAAGCCCAGGCCAGGGGGCCCAGCGCCGGCGGGAAGCTAACGGCTGCGCTTCGCCAGCTTTTCCAAGTAGTCCGACAGGCGGCGCAACCAGATTCGACGCTCCTTGTCGTAGGAATAGCGGTTGTAGTCGCCCTCCACGCCTTCGAGCATGTGGCCGAGAATCACCTCGGCCACATCTCGGGGGCACTTCAACGAGGCTAGGAACGTGCGAGCCGTACGGCGTAGATCGTGCGGCGCCCAATGCGTGACGGTCAGCCTGATGCGCTTTCGATGTGGCGTCGTCTCACTGTAAGGCTGGTGGTAATAAACGCGAGTTTGTACCGACTTCTGCTCCCAGTGCCCCGACGCGCCATAGGACGGAAATAGGTAGCCATCGGGATACGCCTCCAACCTGCGCCTGACGATCTCCTCTGCCCGTCCTACCAAGGGCACCCGAAAATCAGTTGCCTCCTCCCGTCTGACGTTCTTGGTCTTCGCCTTCGGCACCGTCCACCACAGGCCGTCTGACTCTTCAGTTATCTCGCCCGCTTCCATCACGGTGATTTCGGCGCCGCGCGCTGCAGTCCAAAGGTAGAGCGTCAGAATGTCGGTTATGTCCCGCGAGAAGTTCGGCAGCCAACGGATAAGCTCCCCAGCTTCAGTAGGCGACAGTACGCGCTTCACGACGCCGGACTTAACGCCATTGATCGCTTTTCCCTTGGACTTCAGTTTTCCCCGCAAAATCACTCGCCACCAGTTCGGCACCGTCTCCGGAAGCTTGCCCGCATCGTGGCAATACTCCCAGGCCGCGCCCAGCTCGCGCCGCAGGATTTGAGCTTGGACGGGAGTATCGGCGTACGAATCGATCAGTTCGAAAGCTTGCGCCCTGGTCACCGAGGCCGCCGGCGCGTCCGCCAAAGCGCCCAGCATGGTCGCAAATGTGCGCTTAATCTCAGCTTGTCCTTTGGGCGCCCGATTCCGCTCCACATGACCAGTCAAGTACGCGGCGCAGACATCCATTACCGACACGTTGGCGCCGTCCGCCTTTGCTTGCGCCGCGGCCAGCGCCTCGACCGCAGCGGCGCGTGCGTCTTTCGCCCGCTTTGCCACGTCCACGCCTGATGCGCGTTCCTGCCGCAGCCCGTCCCAGGCACCCATAGCGGCCGCGAACGAAACCTCCGGCCAGCGCCCGATCTTGTGCCGCCGCATCTTGCCATCGATCGGACTCTTAAATCGGTACAACCAAGTCCTGGTGGTGGCCGTTGCTACCAAGCGTAAGCCGGGGCATCCATCAATGGTAAGGTGTTGCCCTGGCTCAAGAAGCTTGGCGGCGCGCGCATCGAATTGCAT